TGCCATAAGGTGCTGCCTCTCTTGTGGTTGTCTGGCCGAAGTGTAGCAAGCGGCCGTAGCGCGGTTTGCGGCGTGAAGTATCCGGGTGCGCGCATATTGGTGCGCCAGTGCGCGTCGACGTTCGCGGCCCCGAGGTCGGTCCACCCGGCGAGCACAACGTCGAACTTGTGGAAACTAATCCGGTGCACCAGGGCGAGCACGTACGGGGCGGGCTTGTCGTCCGGGTACGTAATCAGGTGCCCGTCGAAGTGTTCGGTGCTGCGTACTTCGAGGCCGGCGACATCGTGGCGCGCCTTGTCGTAATCGGTCGCGAACTCGTACTCAAGCCCGAAGTGCTTGGCGACTGCTAGTTCGCCGATCCAACCGACCAGTTGCCTGCGGCGTTCCTCGTCGCTGTCCGGTTTCCAGGCGTGCCGGTGCTTGGCGCCGATCGCCGTCGCGTACGCGGCCACCCGGTCGCGGTGCTCGCGTATGCGGGCGACCTCGCCCGGCATAAGCGGCACCAAGGCGCCCTTGTCGAGTTGTCGGCGGTCGTACTGCCGGTACGTCAAGCGCGGAACCCGGTCCAGTGTTCCAGGGTGGCGACGGTGCTTTTCAGTTCTTCGATTACGGACCTCTGCCAGGCGATGATTGCAAGCGAGCGCGCTGCGGTCGCCGCCGTGTGGTGGTCCGGGCAGTTGTCTGCCAGGTCGGCAAGGTCGCGTATGAGCAACTCCGGATCGTGCCAGCGCGGGTTTAGGGTCGCCACGTCGTCCACTGCGACCACCCCCCCTCGCGGTGAATGAGCAACGCGGCGGCCAGGTTCGTGGCCGGGTCGAACAGTCGCTCACACTCGTGCGGGCCCACCGAGCCGTGCGCCGCCAGGTACCCGCCGGGCCAATACTTCGAGCCGTGGCACCAGGTCGGCACGTGCACCTGCATCAGGCCGAACGATCCACCGGCGGCCAGGTCGCCGATCGCGTCCGGGTCGCACGCGCTTTCGCGGCGCATGACCGTGGCAAGGGTGTCGAGTTCTTCCTGGGGCCAACCGAGGCTCCAGGCGAGCCCCACGTACGTTTCGCACGTAGGGGGTACCGTCACCGCGGGGGGTGTGGTTTCGGCCTCGCCTGGGGCCTCTGGAGCGCTGTTTCGGGTCGCCAAAGCGCTGGTTGGGGTGGTTTCGGCGGTTTCGGTGCTTTCGTACACCGCCGGCCGTAAGCCGGTCGGTTCGGGCAACGCTTCGACGACGAAAGACAAGGCGGCCAGGGTGACGCCGAGCAACGCCGCGACGGCGACGGGGGCGACGTTCACGCGACCGGGCTTTCGGTGATTTCGTGGCGGTCGTCAAGCCGTATCGGGGGGCCCCACGTGGCCCACGTGTCTGCACGGAACGCGAGTTGTGCGATCATCGAACGGTCCTCGCCTTTCTTTCGGAATGTCTGCACCATGACTTGCCGGCCGTCTGGCATCGTGCCGGTGAACACTTCGTAGAAGATCACCACGGGCTCTGTCGCGGGTTGGTCCATAAGGTTGCTGCCTTCCTATGAGTTGTATCGACGACGGTAGCGGGTCGGCGTTATGCGGTGGTGAATACTTGCGCGAACGCTTGCCGGACGGCGGCCGGGTCGGTCGCCAGTTCTAACGTGATCTCGACGTGCCACCAGTCGCCGGCGGGCGCCCCGTGGAACGTCGGCGCGGTGGCCTTGCGCCAGGTCGCCCGGTCGCAACGCCATGATCGGCCGAACGGTTGCGGCCAATAGTCGATCACTAGGGCGATGCCGAGCGTCTGCCAGTTGTCTAACGCTTGGCGCATGAACGCGAGCGAACGCGCCCGGCCGTCGCTGGTGCCGCGGTTCTGCGCCGGGTAGTACCGGTAGGAAAGATCGATGGCGACGCCGCGCGCATGGTTCGACACTTGGCCCGGCTTGCCGCGAACGTCGCGTTGCACCCACGTGCCGTTATTCCACAAGGTGCCGCCCGAATGTGCGGCGGCTTGCTTGGCCCATTCTTCGGTGCCGGCCAACTTGCCGGCCGTGACCGGGTACGACGTGACCAGGTACGGCGTCACGCTTCGGGCGTTTCATCCTCGGCGACGAACAGGCACGCAGTAGAACGGTTGCCGACTTGCGTGCTGATCGCGGCGAGCAACCCGGAAACGACCGGCACTGCCAGGGCGATGAACTCCGGGTCCCAGCCCCACTTGTGGCCGGCGTACGTTGCGAGGCCGATCACGCCGCCTTTCAGTGTCTGGTCCGCTGTTTGTAGTTGCGCGTTCTTATTCATTGGTCCACCAGTGCGGCGATCTCGTCGTCGGTCAGGCCGAGGGCTTTTAGTTTCGTGCGCGCGGAAACTTTCGCGGCGGCTGCCGTTTCGATCGCGGCAACCTGCGCGGCGGCATCGTCGCGCAACTGTTTGATTACTGCCGCCTCGTCTGCCGTTGCGTCGCGTACTTCGTCGTCGATCTGGATTTTCATAAGCCCTACTTTTTGTAGCCGTAGACGTAGATAGTGCCACCCGTGAGCGTGCCCGAGGTAGTCGTGAGGGTGAACGCAGTGTAGGCCGTCGTATTGTTCACGTACCCGTTTATCGTTCCAGTAGACGCGTCGGTGGCCATGACGACGTAGTTAGTTCGGACGACGGTATTTTTCGCGAGGTTCGGCGCTTGTATGTCGATAACGCTCGAATAGCCGTTGCTGCTGACGTTGCCGACGGAAACGATCGAAGCGGCATTTGCGGCCCCGTTTTTTGCGGCGGCGTTTGCATAACTCGTACCCGTGAAAGACCAGTAATAGCCCGTCGTGGTCGCGCCGAACGTCAGATTTAGATCGGCCGAAGTGCTGGCCGCGCCTGCCGAAAGACGGACCAGATAATCGTCGTAGGTGCTGCTGAACACGTTGGATACTGTGACGCTTGCGACTGCGCTGCCAATAGTTTGCGCGGTGATTAGTTCGAGTCCGCCCGTGCTGGGCGCGGTGCCCCACGTGATCCAGGACGTGCCGTTGTACGTTTGCAGCCCCGTACCTTCGACGTAGCACATCTGACCTTCGGCCAACGTTTTCTCGCCGGTGCCGCCGAACGCGGCGTCGCGCGTGCCGGTCGTACTGAACACCGGCACGCCGGTGCGTGCCGATGCGTTCATTTCGGCGGCGGTAAGAACTTGCGACGCGGTGAACGTCGGAACCGTGGTCTGTGCGTTAGCGCCCATGTTCTTAGCCTAGGACGTTGCTGCCCGCCCCTAGTGCATCTGCCAGGGTGCCGTAGACCGGGTCGTCCAGGATTAGTTGGAACACTACGACGGTCGGCGACGTGAAGAACCGGACGGTGTGCCCGGCCGCGAAGTCGATCACCGCGTCGATGCCTTCCACGGAAAGTTCTTCGGCGAGGGGTCCGAACCCAATCACGTTTTTCTCGATCGTTATCGTGTCGCCGATATCGACGACGGCCACCGCGTCACGTTGCACGGACGTGAGAAGGGCGAAGTTCGTGGCCACGCTCGTGAACCGGGGCGACGGTTCAGGCACCAACAGGTAAGCGGCAGCCGCGTCCAGTTCGCCCTGGTCGTGCAACAGGCTGGAAGTGATCGCGCGCGTCTGAATGAAGTACGCAGTTTGGCTGGCGATGTCGTCGTCGGTGCCGGTGTCGCCGTCCAGGCTGGTGATCGCGGTGCGGTTTATGACTTGCGACGCGTCGAACTCGATCTCGAGGTCGTTGTAGCCGAGGTGCGCGCCCTGGTCGTCGAACTCCACCACGGGGCCGCTGAGCGTGGTGCCGATCCGTTCCTGGAACGTGAACACCCCCGTCCGGTCCATGAACAGGCGGCCGAACTCGGCGGTGTCGTTTATCTGCTGGGCGTACTGCAACGCGTTCGTACCTTGCGGCACGGTGAACGCCGCGTCGTGCCCGAGGTTCACGGTGCCGGTCGCGACGTTTCGCAACGCGCCCGGAAACAGCGACACTTCCGGCAAGTCCAACAGGCTCTCCAGGCGTTCGCCGGACGTTTCGGTGGTGACGTTCCACTCGTCGATGTAGCACTGCGCCAGTTTGTAGAACCCGTCCGCGGCGAGAATGTTCACCAGGTTGCTGCCGCCAAGGTCGAACTGGTAGTCGTAGTTCACCACGTTGCCGACGAACAGGGCCTCGGTGTCGCGTAGCAAGCGGATCGCGCGCAACGGGGCGAGCCCCGGCTGGTTGTTGGCCGGGTCGTAATACGGGCTGCTGGTGTCGTATGGCGAAAGTATGCCGCCCGCCAACGTGTCGTCCAATACCACCGACATGGTGCCCGGGCCGAACTGGTCGGTGTCTTTTCGTCGGCCGCGCCGGTACGTGATCCGGCGGCAGTACGGGGTGATATCCGCGAACTGCGTGGTGCCGTCCAATACGTAGCCCGGGTCGTCCAACAGGCCGCGCAACGGGTCGTCCAGGGTGAACGCGTCCACCAGGAACCCGGTATCCAGTTCCAGCGTGTAGTTGCCGGACTGTACGACGGCGGTGGCCATGGTTTAGAACGCTTGCACCGCGAGCCCGATGTACCCGGACCGCTGGTTGTATTCGCGCAACGCGTCCACGATCACCTCGCCGGCGCGCGACGGGTCAAGGCTTTGGCTGTTTATGGTCACGTTCTGCACGGTGCTGCTGGGCGCCGCCAGGCGGCCAACGGTGTCGCTGAACGCGGCCGACGCGCCCTTTATGTCGGCCGGACGTTTCGCGCCTGCAATCCGGCGTTCGGCCTCGGCGATCGCTTCCATAACGCCTTTCAGGTACGCCTCGCCGTTCGCGACGCCCGCGGAGTAGAACTTGGCGGCGGCGGCCTGGCCGATCTTGTCGGCGATTTCCTGCGTGCGTTCCACCAGTTTGTTCGCGCGCAACACCCCGTCCGCGCTGGTGAGGATCGCGTCGGCGATCGCCGTGCCACTTTCCACGCCTTCGGCCAACACTTTCTGCAGCGCCTCTTGGCTGATACCTTGCGCCAACAGTTGCTCAACAAGCGCCCCGAACTTTTCGGCACCCTGGGCTTGTTCTTCCAGTTCCTCGAAGAACCCTTTGCCGAAGTCGTCGCCGGCGTGCTTGGCGGCGTCGCCAAAGTTGGCGTAGTCCTTTATCACTTTCGACACCGACCCGGCGAACTCGTCGAACGCGTCGCGCGCGTCGTCCAACCGTTGCTGGGCGTCCTCGAGCGCGGTGTTCATTTCGTCGCGCAACGTCTTGGCGGCTGCTTCCAACCGTTCCTGCAGTTTCTTGGCGCGGTCGGCCAGTCTGTTGAGGCCGCCGCCGGCGCCGCCGCCGGCGCCGTCGCCGTCGTCTTCGGCGGCTTGCTCGGCCAATATCTTGGCGCTGAGCCGGTCCAGGCTGTCGGCGGTGTGCCCGAACTGTGTGCGTGCCTTGCCTGCTTGTTGGCCGAGCGTCGCCAGCCGGCTTTCCAGGTTGTCGAAGTAGTCAAGGGTGCGTTGTTTCAGTACGTCCGTCAGGACTGCGCCACCGGCCGCCGCCAGGGCGGCGCTGAACGCCGGAAGCCCGGC